ATGAACACTGCAATGTTTACTGGTAAAGTGGTTTCAGATGTCAAAGTGATCAATACAAAACAAGGATATCCATTTTGCTACATTGCTTTAGAGGTAAATGGGAAAATCCATAACTGCTTGATTGCTGGACGTAAAGCTTTTAAATTTGTTTACGAGGTTGAAAATAGTACTGGTTTAACTGTTGACTGTACGATTAACGAACGTAAGCAACTGATTATTCAAGAATATAAAATTGACAGTCAGCCTACTCTTATAGGGCAATTATGGGATTATAAAGGAAGACGGCTGCCTTTTAAGAAAACTATGTTTTAATACAAAAAAAGCCCCATCCAATTACGGACAGGGCTTTTAGCATTTTTATGTTTACATTATTAAGAAATTCAATTCCTATATACTTGTTTCATGCTGGGCTTCTTTATACGCTTTTCGGAGATAGATAGTCGCGCTAGTCAATATAATTGCTGTGAAAGTATCGTCTTCTCCAGTTTCCGTTAATTCGTCACTAAGCTTTTTAGCATTTTTATAAATCTCATTTATTTCCTCAACTCTTTTTTTCCTAAGTGAATTTTCCACCTTACCCCTCCTATCTAGTTAAAAGCTAGCACCCTTCTGCATTCATCTACCATATAATTATATGGATAAACTTCTATTTCTCTAGGTAAATTTCTTGTGGCTTTCAAGTAAGCTTCTTCATCTTTTGGGTTTAAATCTCCGATTATTCCTATTCCTTTAGGATATTTTATGTGAATATCATATTTTTCTTTTATATATTTTGTTTGCATTTTAGAAGCAGTAAAATAGTCAATGTAATCACTCAGCTGATTTGTTAATGAATTAACTTCCGCAAGAAAACCGCTTCTGACTTTACCAGAATTTTTTAATAGACTTCGTTCAGCTCTTTTATAATCTACAATATACCATCTTTTGTCTAAAGGTTTATAAGCGATAACATCAGGTCTTAAGTTTTGTTCAAATTCTTCTTCTATGTTTAATAATGTTACTTGATGCTGCAAATCAGTTAAATGAAGAGAAAGTTCTAATATGAAAGGATTCTTCTCTATGAATTTATCGATTTTAAGTTCTTTAGGATTCTCCTTTAACAAAGATTCAAATTGATTAAGAATCTCAATTTTATATTTTTTATCGATAATTGGATTATCCAATGAGTATATATAACTATCCATAAATTTCTCTGTATGAAGTAAGAAAAAGTTGTAGTGTACTTTTCCTACTATAAATCCTTTATCAATTGTAACATTATTTATAGTAACATTTGATAACCTCGCAATTCCTGCATTTTCTACACGTATATAAAACGGATTGGTATCAAATGTATTGTAAGAAAGCCGATCTTCGTTGTTAAAATTTATCAAAAAGTTATTATCTTCTTTAGCAAATATAATATCAATCCCTAAAGAATCTGCTTTAATATCAAAATCAAGTTCCTTTAAGTAACTTTTATTTTCTATTAAATAACTTTTAGTGCGTGATGTCAGGTTTTTTAGTAAATTACCCATTAATATTTGATGGCTATTATTATACATTTCCCAATCATTCCTCCAGTAAATTCTATCTGGATGTGGTATGCTGCAAGCAGATAGAACAATCCATGAGCTCTTGCACTTTCCACGGTGGGGCTCTTATTTATTTTAACACAAAAAAGCCACCTCAATTAAATGAAACAGCATATTTAATTTCAGCTAATCACAAAGGAATAAGAATGCAAACAATGTTGCTTTCTAATTAGTAAAAAAATATACAAAAAAATAACCCTAACTCAATCAAGAGATAGGGTTATTTATAATTTGCCTACCTTATATTTGTTTAATAAAGTAGAATAAAATATAAAGGAGTTGTTAATTTGGATAATGATGAAAAGTTAAGCTGGAAAGATCGAAGGGATCTTATTATCGAAGCAGGTATAGGTAGTATTCCTACTGTTGGTGGAGCTCTACAAACCTTATATTTTGGAGCCAAAAATGAGAAAAGATTTAAGAGAGTGGAAAGATTTTATGAAGAAATATCCATAGAGATTGGTAGTATGAAAGAAAAATTACCTGTCATTCATGAGACTGAGAATGCTGATGAAGCTATTAGTATTTTAGAGTCAATAAATGATGAAGTTGAAAAAGCCTCATCTCAATCTAAAATTGATAATTATAAAAAAGCTTTTAAAAATGTACTGTTTAGATTTAATAACGATTCGTTTGATGAAGAAAAATATTTTATACGTCTATTACCTGATTTAACTGAATTGGAATTAAATATTTTGTTCAGTTCTAATAAAAATGAGCATAAAAAAGTGGTCGATGGCGACTTCTATAAGAAGGACAAAAGCAATATAAATATTGTGACAGGAAATATAAATAGATTATCAGATTTCGGTCTTTTAGACTTAGTATTTGGGACGCTGTTGTCAGGTGGGCAAGGTGCTTATATTGATCAAAGTTTTGCTGTAAGTGACTTAGGTTCAAAATTTGTCAGTTTTATTTTTGAATAATTCATAAACAACTACAATAACTATAATGATTAGCCATACCCACCAATACTTTACTAGTAATTCACCTTGAGTTAAATGTATAAAATCCTTTAAACACACCATTTTAACCCTCCTAAAAATACCCCTACCTCAATTAAGAGATAGGGTTTTATTGTGTCTATTGAACAACTCTAAATTGAATCGCTTCAATTCGTTTTCTTTTTCCTTTAATACCACACCATTGATTGTTCTTAGTCCATTTAGACCATCCAGAGGATTGCTGATGAACTCGGTATTCTATAGCTGCATCTATGTTTAGTTTAACCGATTCAATTCTCTTAGAGATTCCCATTGTTCCAAACAAATTTGTGTTGTTTGTTACATCACCTAAATCCTCAATATGCAATGAACCTTTGACATTGACTGGCTTACCATCCACTTTAACAATCAAATTGAATGCTTCTAATCTTCTAGATTTACCCGTCATTCCAACAGTTAAATTATTCATTGTCTTCCAGCCTTCTGTTTCAATATGACCAGAACCAGCAATAATCACCACTTTTTTATTTGTTGCTTTTATCATTTGATCCACCGTCTTCCCTAAATTCATATATTCTTTAACTTTTTTGACAAAGTAATTTTGTACAGAACTATTTGACCACCCATGCAATTCCCACGAACGATGAGGGCATGACGTACTTGAAAATTGTTTATGCAGTCTGATTGTGGTTGTATTTGGCTTCAAACCATAAAAATGGAAGTCCTCAGCTACTTGCATAAATGTCATGTTTTCGTTTTCTATAAACTCAGCATCCGTCACAACATCACCAAAGCTTTGTGTAACTTCGTAACCTAAGAACCAACCGTTACCTTCGTTGGTTGCTGTGTGCCACGCTTTATTAAAAGTATCTTCAATTCTAGCTATTTGATCACGATTAATATAGTATTGTGCAAACCCTAAATTCAATTGACCGTTAGCTTTGCGCTTAGCAAGCCATGAAACATAGTCTTTAGGTGTCATGGCACCATAATCATTATGAATTACGGCTCCTTTTGGGTTTCCAGATCGTCTACCAGCAATTCCACCAGCAACATTTTTATTAATAATTTCTACCATTATTCTTTCCCCACTTTCTCTAATTCAATAACTCCGACTTTAGTGCTATTAAATGCATCATTCATAGCCTTTACAGATGCTTCAATTAAGTTTTGTAATTCCACATCTGTAATGTTAATTTTATTTTCATTCAACAATTTAATTGCTTCTTTACGAGCATTGGCCAACTTAATTGATCCATCTTCATTTTGCCAAATCTGTTCAGCAGCATTAACGGCAATATCCACTAGATATTGTTTCCGGTTAAGTTTTTCATTGATTCCTTTTTCATCTAAAAAAGCCACTACCTTTTTGGTAATGACTCCAATCAAGCTAACTATTATAGTTCCTAACGCTCCAATAAGAGCCGTTTGTATTTGTTCCATTATTTATCCCTACCTTCTTTTAATTTGATAATTATTTGTTCTAAATTAAACTTGTCTTTCTCCATGTCTTCAATGATTGTTTCTAATTTCTCGTTTTTTCCTTTTTCCAGTTCCAATTCTGCATAAGCTTCTTTTAGTTTTTTATCAATCCGTTCAATTTCTTTATACGCTCGATCTAGTAAATCAATATTTGTCTTTTCTTTTCCACTCTTACGTGTAAAGAATGCAGATAAAAGACCAGCAGCTCCTCCTCCTCCAATCAATAAAACAAGTAGTTGTTCAAACGTCATATTTATAGTCTCCTTTCAAAGAGACCCTCAAACAAGCAACGAATACAAAAAACATGAATGTATGATAAGGGTCTGGATAACCTGTTCCAAAAGCGAATGTTAAGCTGACCATCCATAACCCTCCCCATATGGCGCTTAAGACCCATATTGACCACTCTTTTAGATGCTTATTGCTTATCAACACCCCTATTAGTTTTATAATCCCAGCTATTAATAGAGTTAATCCAATCCATCTTCCTGGTAGTCCACTCAAATAAGGTTCTGCATTTGCGGTTAAATAATCAACAAATTTAAACAAAAAAGATCCATGAAGAATGCTGGTAAATGCAACCATAAATCCCCAAAAATCTGATGGTCGTTTGTTTTTTGCTACAATCAATTCTTTTTTTAATCTTGTATTTTCCATTCCTTACCTTCCTTTTTTCAAATTAAAAAGAGCGACCATTTCTGGTCCCTCTTCATTTAATAAATTATAAATAGTCTATTCGACCGTTCAAGTTTTTCAAACTAGAATCCTCTAAAGGCATGTAAAAGGATGCTCAATTCTTCGTTCTTTTTAATAAACCTATAAAGATAATCTTCAGTTATCACAAATTGTGTGCCCTTTTTTTCCTTTGTAGCTAATTTTTGAGTACCATCTGTATCGGTAATTTGAAAACTATGGATAATTCTATTTCTCATTAAAACAACATCTGCAAATAGATTACTTATTTTGGTATCCGAAATTTTAGTTATCGTTTCTTTAATTGGTTTAGTTAACTGACCAGAAGTTACATCTATAAGTTGGTGCCAACTGTACTCCTTGCTATGATCATTATTCAGAATATTTTCAATTATAAAATTATTGTTTGAATTAAAAACACTTATTGAACTTCCAATTAATTCTCTATACTTTCTTTCTGGTAGTGCTTGCCTTGTATACTCTTCATAACTCATAAATATCACACTTCCTATTTTTATAATTATTATTTAAAGAATCAATGTATACATTATTATTCAGCTATTTCTGCAGCAATTTGATCTTCAATAGCATATACGTCATTACAGGGTGCTCATTTCTAGCTACTCTTAAGTAATTTAAAAAGGCTGTGAATTTGGACAGCCTTTTAAACTAATCTAATTTTTTAGATATTGATAAATTTCATTACCAATTGAAGTTAATCTACACTCTATCGGACCATCTTTATCATATGCTTCTAGCAATCCTTCTTTTTGCAATTCTCTAATTGAGTGTTCTACCCTTTTTATTTTTGATTCATCTTTAATGTTTTTAACTTTACAATATTCTTTTGTAAACTCTTCATGGTAATCGGAGGTTACTTTTTTTGTATAAGATGTACTAGCATTAATTTTTATTAATGGCCAAGAAACCATGTCAGATATTATAGTTAAAGCTTGAGGAGTTAATTTTTCTATCTGTGTTAAAACATACTTTTGACTTTCAAACAATAATTCGAAATCTTCACTATTCACTACATTTTTTAGAACTGTTGACAAGTGATCAGCAAGCTCTGAATCAGGAGGTGTATCTTTTAAAATACTTAAAATCTTATTGAAAATAGTGAAACCATATGGGTCTGTGACAAAATTTGTTAATTTATCTACTGTTCCAGTTTGTTCATCTGTCTTTTCAAAATATTGTAATAGGAGTTTCTTTTCTTTCACTTTCTCTATCTCATCATTCATATTATCATTCCATCCTATTATTGTTGATGCGACCTCTCCTAACGGACCAAATAAAAGTAAACCCTTATCTATTAAGAGTTTCACAGTCTGCTTTTTTGTAACTTCAGTTATTTCTTCTCCTGATAAAGTTATATTATCAAGTTTTGGCTTAGGTAACTGATTTCCCTTTGAAATTTTGTTAAACCCTTTAAATTTATCTAATTCATTATTACTCATAGTATATAAACCTCCGGTATAATTTGATAACATTATATCGGAAAAGATTAACATTACATACTATGAATATAAAATTTATTCGACTACAGATCGCTCAATCATTTCTTTAATAACTTCATACTTAATAGATTTACCAAACAAAGCAGCTAATTGAGTTTGTAGACTAGCAATTGATTGTACTTTTTCCAAGTCTTCTTCTTTGAATTTAGTAGCCGTATTAATATCACCTGAAGAAGTTAAGGTATTGTTATATTCGTTGTAGAACATAGCCTCTTGGGGAGCAGTACTGCCCTCTACTGTATTCGTTTGTACTAAAATATATTTGATTTGATTTCCTACGATTCCATTCATATTATTTTACCTCCTCTTTTTTACTTTCATTTTCTTTAAATTCCAGTACCAACATAGCGTATGCATCAGCGTTTTTACCCTCTAACTCACCTTTATAATCATCTAAAGCCTTTTTTAAATCATCTATAAATAGCACATCATCAATGTTTATGGTTACCTCTTTATTGTTTAGTTTATTAATTGCTTTCATTAGTTTATCGTTCGTTGTTTTGAATGATGTTTTTGACTCATCTGCCCATTGGTCAAATTCATCAATAGTTATCGTTTGATCTTTACCGTATGCCTCGTTTAAAAAAGATAATCCATCTTTTAATTTTGTTCGTCCAATACTTGCTTCACCAATTAGTTTTATTCCATCTAAAAATGTAATGACTGAGTTTAGTTCACTGTTTTTTATTTTCATGCTGCACTCTCCAATTTTTTTATTTTAAGTTCTAATTCTGTGACTTTATTTTTTAACTGTTGCATTTCTGAGAAAGCCCTACTTGCTAGTGTGTTACTAGCATTAGCAATGTTTGATATAGAAACAACTTTTTGATTTAACTGTTTAATAGCATGGCTGTTCATCATCATTTGTTTACTAGAATCTATACTGTAGATGTCACGTTTTTGGTCATATACGCATAATTCTGGCGTTTCTTGCGAAATAACCCCTAAATGTACACCGTTGGGTTTGTTAGTATCAATCCATTCATAATTAACAAATCTCCAACGACTAATAGACTCTAATGATTGATCATTAGAGTTGACAATATTCTTCTTTAGTCTTCTATCCGAGTTGCCAATTAATGAGTTTCCGTTCATGTCTAGTGTAGCATATGCCCTAATAACGGTATTCAAGATATCTAATTTCATAGCTCCGTTATAAGCTAAGAACACACCTGTACTACCATTTAACATTGGTCGTGATCCAGAAAGCTGAAGGCCATTAGTTGTTCCATTCAAGTATAATCTATCGACTCCATGAATCTGATTACCATTCATATTCATAGTTTTATAAAATTGAGAAAATCCATTCACAATTAAATCTGGGCTTACCGTAACAGCAGAAGCATTTATTCTTAACTGTGTTTCATAAGAACCCAAACCAGTACCAGTTGCAATTCTAGTACCACCAGCAGAAATCATAAGTGTTCCATTCTCGACTGCATTCCTAAAAATACCTTGTGTAGTATTTCCTAGATAAAGCCTATCTGTATTGTGGATTTCATTTCCACCCATGTTAAGGGTTCCGTTCATGTTAGTAGGGACGAATATGTCTAAACCTTTCGAACGAATAGCGGTTCTGATTACGGGTTCATAAGCTCCATTACTTACCCATTTTTTATTAATGGCAAAAAATTTATCATAGTTTGTATAAATAGTCGCGCCTTTGTAATAGGTGTCTTGGTCGTAAATTTCAGCAGTAGAAATACCACCTACAATATCTGACGTATTATCACCAAATTCAATAAAACCATTTTTAAGTCTAGCAGTAACGGTGCTCGTATTATTTTTTACTAACACACCAGTATTATCAATACTTACTGAAGTACTTATTCCATTCCAGTAGGATTGAATAAAACTTGAAATATTACCCACCAAACTAGAAACATTTAGATTGATAATATTTACATTCGCCCCATTCAATGTTCCAGCAGTAATACGATCCGCTGCTATGTCTATCGCTTTTACTGAGTTAATAAATGATGATTTAGCCGTTAACACATTTACATTTGCATCTGTAGCAAATAGTTTAGTAATCAAAGCTGTATCAGTTTTTAGCTGAGTAGAAGTAATGACGTCTGCTGTTAAAACTTTAGTTTTTAATGTAGCAATATCTGCATAAACAGCAGTTAATGTTAATGCATCTAGTCTAGTTACAAAAGCAGCTGTCATAGTGACATCACCATCTAACTGAATACGTTTACCTTGAATCAATATACCTTCACTTGAAAGGTTTATTTGTGATAAAAGTTTCCCGGTTTCTGCAATCTTATCCCAAGCACCCCAAGAAGTCGTACCTTGCCTTTGAAATATACCGTCATTTGAAGAAAATGTTTGGGTTAGTGATCCTCCTGCAGTATCCTTCCACGGCACTTTAGTTGTCATATGACCGTATGTTGCTGAACCGGGAGCACCTATAACATTTCTTAATTTAAATTCTTCTACAGTTTGTTTTGGATAGTTTGACATATACCAAGCCGGCAACTGATTATCATTCCTATTATCAATGATAGTTTTGTCAGCCAAAATAGCAGCCGTTACATCACCTTGAACAACTCTCAAATTGATTGCACTGTCTAATTGTGTCATTTTAGAAGTATAAGTTGTCGATTCTACTTTTGTACTAATTTGATTTGCCAGTTGCGTTACTTGTGTTTGACTAGCTTTTGTTCCAACAGTTTTTTGAATACCATCGACTGTAGCGTTTAATGTTGTAAATTTTTCAAGATTACTTGCATAACCGACACTTCCTTTTTGAAGTTTAACTATATTTAAGTTTGTTTTCATAAATGAGAATCTTACGAAACCAGTTTCAGATACAGTCACAATATATCGCCCTTCAACTCTATCTACTGCAGAAATAAATATTTTACTTGAATTATAAAAAACAGTTGATGGCGCAATACCTAAATTTATCCAGTTAGGGCTTACCAATAATGTATCACCACTTACAACTGGTATATAGTCGGTATATACCCAAGCGGTGTCAACTCTAAGTTCACCGGTTTTTATCAAATAACCTTCATTTAATGTATCTCTGTTTATCAAGTCTTTACCATCAAAATCAAGGTTACTTAAATCAGTACTCACTTGCGTGATTTGAGCCGTTAAACCACTAGAAGTAGCAGCTAGTGTTGTTTGATTAACGTACTGCTTTCCAGTCAATAGCGTTTCAATTTGTGCAGATGTTAGTCGCGCGCTAATCGCTTGTGAGTTTGTCGATATTAATGAGCTGTGATTATCCACCGTACCTTTTACAGTATTAACCAGACTAGATTCAGCCTTTACCTCTAAACCGTCAGAAACAATCTTAATTTGTGTTGTATGCGTATCTACTGTTCCCTTAATTGTATTGACTAAACTGCTTTCCGCTTTCGCTAAAAGGGCATTTTGCGTTTGACCAATTTGTGTTGTGTGGGTTCCGACGGTTCCGTTTAGTGTATTGAATGTTGTTTGAGATACTTTTCTTGTCAATTCACCATTAATATTTGTAATGGTAACCTCAACTTCCTGTGACAATGTTGCAACTGAATTTAAGGCAGTTTTAGCGTTTTGAATAGCTGTTGTTGCATTTTGTGTTGCAGTATCAGCATATTGAATTGCCGTAATTGCGTTTGCTTTTGCGGCAGCGACATCCGGTTTTAAAAACCCGACATCTTCAATTGCTTTATCGGCTTTTAGTACTGCAGCATTAGCTGAATTAGTAGCTGTAGTAACGTTTTGATTAACAATGAGTAATTGGTTATCAAACTCTTGAGCCTTTATCTCAGTGTAGTTTTTGGCATCAAGGAGGGCTTGGCTGATTTCTTGCTCTGCTTTTGTTCGGTCTTTGTCAGCTTGATCAATAATCTTATTAACTTCTTCTGCCACTTTGTTTATATCTGCAGTAGAAATCTGAGGTTCCCAAAATAAAGTTCCATCTGCCTTTTTCTTAAAAATAAGGATTTGTTTATCTGGTCCAATAATTTTGAACCATAAATCGCCTTCTTTAGGATTTGTCGGCTCATTTATGCCTTCATAAATAAGATTTCCACCGGCTGCATCAATTTGCGCATAAATCCATTCTATTTTTTGCTGTAACTGACTTTTGTACCCATAAGTCACATCGGATTGCGTTGTTGTTTCTGCGCTACTCTTAGCCGTTAATCCACCACTAAATGATAGCGAGTAATTAAGGTTAGGTGTCTTGAATTTATTTCCTTGTAAATCTTCTACTACAACCCAATCACCAGCTTCTAAAACTGGATTACCTTGCCAATTTAATGAAAAAGGATAATAATTTATTGTTTGTATCTTTTGATATACTTTATCCAATAATAATTTAGTCATTATTCTATTTTCTAAAACTACTTGATTACCAGCTGTATTTCCGCTTTGTATCGTTGCATCACTATAATCTGTTACACAACTAATTCCACCTAAACGAAAAAAGACCTCGTTTTTTACGAGACCTTTTGAAAAATAGTTATCTGGAGGTATTGCAAAATTTGGATCAGATAAAGTTCTAATTTCTAACTTTCCATATCGGTTAAATGTTGCAAATCCTGCTTCAAATTGAGCAATTAATCCAATCGCTTCACGATAATTATAGCCTTCTGGTTTTGCTATCTTATCAGCACTTAATCGTTCAAAAGAAGTTGAATCAACTACCAAACCTGATTTATTTGCTATCTCTAAAGCTACTTCACGAATGGCTGCAGGATAAGTTAAAGACGACACATAAGTGCCGCCCATCATAATCATTCTATCCATACACTCAATTGTTGTTTTGTTATTATTTCGATCCATACCTATTGCATCGTTGATAATAAAAATACCCATAGGAACGTATTCAATCGCACCACTTGATAATTTAATACCAATTTCATAGGACACTTCATCTAATTCTTTTAAACCTTCTACTAGTTCACTAAATGTGATTTTGATAGAGTTTGAATAAGTTGAACCGATAGCAAAAATTTCACCAGATAAACTTCCAGAATCATATTCGATAGAAACAACGTTGTCATTATCAAACGTTCGATTCCCTATCTTTATTCGTACATAAATGGTTCTTTCTGCTTTCATAAACGCATTATTTAATTCATTACTTACTGTTAACACATAACATCACCTCCTACTGTTCAATGAAGTTCATGGATAAACCTTCCCACTTCATTGATTTGTACTTGTCATTCCAAGAATAAGATGGAGCAGAACGGTCACCTACATAAAAAGTTCCCGTTCTTTGTCCACCTGTTAAAGCATCTGGATAGGTAACCGAAAAGAAAGAAGTATTAACCGCTTGTAGAATAGAGGATATTTCTCCATCACTAAGCGAACCCCATTCTAATTCCATTTTACGAATGCCAGTACGAATAATATCTCTTGTCATTTTCCCTTTTGCATTACGAGTTGATTCTCCATCTAGGTCCATCACACCAAAATTGAATGATTTAGGTTGCTTTACAGTAACACCATTTATTGCTAATGAACCAGCCAAAAAAATACCCCCTCTCTACATAATAATTTGCGGTTTTCCGGTTTTCTTTGTTAGTTTATTAACGCTTTTTACAACTACTTTTCCGAAAGTATCCGAATCGATAACCATTGTGACTTCAATAGGTCCACTATCATTATTTGAACTTTGTTTCTCGCCCATAACCATAGTAAATGCTTTTTTAACTGCATTGCTCATTGAATCAGCCATACTTTCAAATTGATCACTACTTCCAGAACCTTCAAAAGTTCCACCATCAAAAGCAAACGATTCGTAAGAAGGTTGTAAGGCCGTTGGCATTGTTAAATCTCCAAAGTCCATACCTAGGTAATCTAATGATTGTCCTATCAGTTCAAGCGCACGACTTGGTTTGGTTAAAGGAATAACCATTTCATCATTATTTCCTTCACCAACTCTAATCATCTGCTCCTCTGAGATTAAACCTCCATTTTCATAACCGTGGCCATGACCGATAACATTCAACATTTTCTTGGCTCCATAACGGCTCTTAGCATAGTTAATTGCTGCTAAAGAGTTATCATATCCATTAAAAATATTGTTATGTCCTTTGTGTTTATAGGCATTAAATGTAGAAGAAATTGTTTGTAATAAACCTTTGGCCAAGTCACCAGTTTTATTATTTATATCTCCAATGTTTCCCTGGATAGCTTTTTCATTACCGCCAGATTCTGATTGTACTTGTTTAAGCCATGCATTTGTATATAAAGCCGTTGATGGTAATCCATTCATTGATAAAGCACGTTTGATTGTAGAGGTCCATCTGGCTACTCCACTTCCTTGTGGGCTATTCGATTCACCACCAGTACCAGATAAAGGATTAATAGGTTTACCATCTTTACGAACTTCGTAATGGACATGAGGACCAGTACTTGCTCCAGTATTACCCATCAAACCAATCTTTTGACCAGCTTTGATATTGTCTCCTTTATCAACTAACGCTTTAGATAAATGAGCATAAATATAATCATAAACTCCTTTAGAAGCTTTAACCATTGTTCCAAATCCATTTCCATTAGGACCAGCAGCCGTTACTTTACCACCTGCTTGAGCATGAATCGGGTGACCAATACCTTGTCCACCGCCATAATCGACACCAGCATGTAGTTTGCGTACACCAGTAATTGGATGTATACGGTAACCAAAATCAGAAGTCTTTGTTAAACCTTTGAAATCAATTCCACCGGTTCCGTTATCAAAAGCAAAAGCATCTTTAACCATTTGGATAGCTCCAGATGAAGCAGTAGCGATAGCTCCTTTTGCAATAGATACACCAGGGTCTTTTGCTTTACTCAAATTTGTAAACTTAGAAATAGCATTTTTAACAAGTTCTTCTGGTTTTTTGACATAGTCCCATACATCTCCAGCCATTTCTTTAGCACCGTTCCATTTTTCACTAATCCAATCTCCAACACCATTTTTGTAGTGTGGTATTTGTTCTTTAACCGTTCTAGCTGCAGTTAATACTTTTGTATTAGCTGGCATATCAACCATCATATTTCGGATCTTAGGGAATAATCCTCTAGTACCATCTGGTAATTCGTAGGCTTCTTGATATACTGAACCACTTGAGTCATTAACTAACGCTGGACCACCAGGATGTCGGCTTGTTCCTTTAGCATATTCTGGGACCTTCCATTCAGCTAATTTTTTATCAGAACCAACCTTGCTTAGTACCCAATTGACCCCTTTAATCGTTCCATTAACACCTTTTCCAAGTACGTTTACTAGACCTTGTGACATTTCTTTTGCTGCTTTCTTAACGCCTTCTATTCCTTTTCTTAAACCTTCAGCTATTTTCCCGCCTAAACCAGTGGCCCATGAGACGACTTGATCAAAACCTTTTCGTGAATTTTCTTTAATACCATCCATGTATTCACTTGTTTTAGATTTCATGATAGACCAGGCGCTTATAGCGTTATTCTTTGCTTCTGAAGCTTTATTTGAAATTGCATCTTTGGTCTCAGACCATTTTGTACTAGTTGCTGAACGTATTTCTTCCCATTTTGTAGATGTGTTTGAAGATAATTCTTTCCATTTTGTTGAAGCAGCATCATAGGCTGATTTAGCTTTTTCTGAAACTTTAGAACTTACAGCATCAAAAATTTCTTTTGTTTTGGCTCCTATTTTTCCAAACCAATTACTGGTAGCTGTGTACATTTCACTGAATTTTGTTGATACTGCATTTTTAGCAGCTCCAACATTATCAGAAATTGTCTTACTCAATTTAGGGAAAATTTTAGAAGCTAACTCACCTACACCAGAAAAAACACTGAAACTTTTTACAGATATTTCATCAAAGTTCAATTTCACATTGTCTTTGGCTTCTTTTGATCCGCCAGTAATATATTCTGAGATTTTCCCCCAAATTTCACCAGACTTCTCTTTTAAATCCGTGAACTTTTCTTTGGCTTTGTCTGATAAATCTGAGAAAGCTTTTTTAGGGTCCTCTACTGCATCAGCAAGAAATTTAAATGCATCTCTAATAGATTCAAGTTCACTAACTAAACGTTTTCCTGCAAATTCTCCCATTGGTTTTAATAGATTTTCCCATAACCAAGAAAGAACGGGTTTCGCTTTTTCAATAACGTTACCTAAAAATCTAAATGCTTCAGATATAGCATCTACTGCCACTGGTAATGCATTTTCTATAGCCCATTTAGCTATTGGAAGGAGTATTTTTTCATATAACCAACTCAATGCATCACCAATAGTACTAATTATTGGTCTGACATTACTAAACAATCCAGCTATCGAAGTTAGTAATGGTGTGAAATCTAATTTATCAGCCCATTCTTCAGTAGCTTTTGACATCTGTTTGATATCCTCGAGTAAACCTCCGACAACACCTAAAATATTGTCAAATATCCGGTAGCCATTATCATTTTCAAGCCAAGCTTCTTTCAGTCCATCTGCTATATTTCCAATCGTATTAAAAATATTTGTATAAATTTCTAATATATTAGCAGCAATACGTTCTCCGTTACCGTTATTCCAAGCTTTTCTAAATGAATCTGCTATCTCATGTAGCAATTCAAGCACGCCGTTCCATGCATTGAATATAGACTGAATGAGATTAGTACCTCGGTTATCATCGTTCCAAGCATCTTTGAATGCCTTTGCAATATCTCCAATAATATTTAATACATCAGCTAGTAGAATCAATAAGTTACCAACAAATCTTTCTCCAGTTCCATTAGTCCAAACTTCCATAAAGCTTTTTCCAATAGAAGAAAGCAATCCTCCTACTTCACTTAAAGCATATTTCCAGGCATCCATAACCTTTTGGCCATGTTTATTCCAAGCTGCTTTAATTGGGGCAAATAAATCTTTTAGAATCGATTTAAATCGATCAGCAAACGTATTAACCCAAGCAGGTATACCAGGATCAGCTATCCCAAAATTAATGCCGTTTGCTGGACCTTTACCAGTTAAACTTTCATCGTCTGTATCTGTTTTAAAATCGAGTGTATTAATTTCATCGAATCCAGCTAATACGTTTTGGAATTTCTTTACTTTTTCTTTTGCTTTATCTGCATTTGAACCAGTATCACTCATAGCAGCTATGTTTTCATTCAATGCATTTGCACCTTTTTTAGCAGCACTATAAGTAGTACCAAACAAAGTAGCAATAAAAGAAGCCATATAAGCAGTTGCTTTAGCTAACCAAGCAATCAAAGCATTTAAAGCCGGCATTATAGCTTGATAAATCGGAAAGAAAGCAGTGGCTAGATTAACTTTCACTTCGTTAAGTGATTTTGAGAACTGTTCATTTGACAAGACCGCTTTACCCATATAAGAAGCCATGCCAGCAAAAGCTTTGTAAGCTAATCCAGCAATCAAAAGTCGTCTAACAAAAGATGAGAGAGTTTTGTTGATAGAATTCATAGGTTTATTCATCTTAGGACCACTCTTGTTCATCTTATTTCCTAAACCACTAAATAAACTACCGAATTTCGCTAGTTTTCCACCACTTGATTTAAAATTAGTCCCTATATCTTTTACGTTCTCTTTTGTGGCTGTATAACCGTTTGTGTCTCCTAAGTTGGTATTCAATTTGCTTATTATAGGACTCAATGCTTTTGCACGGTCCTGAGTTTTCGCATAAGCTTGTTGAAGTCCGTCATTTTGTGCAATAAGTTTATTCATTGCTATTGTTTGCTTTTCAATCAACGATGCAGTTTTAGTAGATGATTTTGTCTCATCTCCGCCTTTGAATCCTTCGCTAAAACTTCCTTTTGGTTTTAATTGATCATTGTAAGTAACCTGCAGATTTTTAATTTTTGAACGCATACTCTCTATTTGAGCTTCATTCTTATTCATTGCAGTAGAGATACCTTCTAAAGACTTAGGTAGTGAAATGAACTCTTGCCTCATACTACGTGCTAAATTCTCTGCAGACGTTTGGTAACGTGTCATTGCGGCTTGTGCATTCGCTATTTGCTCATCAAATCGAATAACACCACTTGTATCACCAATACTGGATGCTGTTTGTCTTTGCGTTTTAATAAAAGCTAGTTTTTCTTGTTGAGATTTGGCTTGCATCATTTTTGCGTTGATATCTTTAACAAGGGCATCCACATCTTTGTTCACTTGAGTTCTGCCTTTTGCAAATCCTTTAGACAAATTTTTACCCGTATTAGTGCTCATTCGTTCAACAAGTTTTTCTGTTGAAGCCAACTGCTTTTCAACAATTTTATTCATTTGTACTAATTGTTTTTCTACATTGGCTGTACCTTTATCAATGTCCATTTTCTTTTCAGTTTGGTCCATTGACTTACCAGTTACACGTTCAATTTTAGACATCATGTTGTTAATTGACGGTAATATTTTATCAATACTTGCTTGAACCTTTTCAACATTCATCTCAAGAACAACTTGCAGTGTCTCTAAATCCATCTACTCACCTCCATTCCTGTTTCTTCTTTCTCTAGTAGCCTTAAACTGCATTGCTTGTTGCATCATTAATGATTTGTCTGACTGCCAATCTTCTAAATCTGGCTCAGGTTGTACGATTTTCTTAATTTCTTTATCAACTAAAAATGGATAATGCTTTTCTGCAGCAGGCATCTTACTAGGATCATTAAAGGCATACATATTCAATTGAGCTGATTTGTAATCAAACAAAGCTTTTTCTTTCAACTCAATCTCACGTTTACGTTGATTAGATTCTATTTGAGACATTATTTCTCCGAATGTCATCATCCAAAATTCAGTAGCTGGAATCCCAAAGTCAATTGCTTTAGGTTCCATCTCATTTAATAAATCAGTCGCTCTATCGTAAGTTTTTAGTCCAGGAGAGTGCTTGTCTCTTCCATTTCCTCTACTTCTTCCAGAAGTACTAATCCCCCATCTTGGTTCTCTTCTTCCGTCTTTTCCTTTCCGAAAAAACCAGATTCTTCCAATAATTCTTGGATAGTAGTCATCAAATCAGTAGTACTATTACCATCCTCTAAATAAATATCTAGCAGATCAAACATGTCTGATTCTTTTATGCCATGTGTAGTATTAGCAGCTTGTAAAATCAATAACATTTCACCAGTTTTAGGGAACGTCATCTTTCCGTTATCAACAAATAGCCCTATTAAGTTCTTATTTAATTTGTTTTCAATTTGTACAATTGTCTTACCATCTAAACGTAAAACGAGTTCTTTCCCACCAAAATAAACTTTCTTTGTTTTCAATAAAGTAGCCATGTATAATTTCCTCCAATTTTTATATAAAAATAAAGAAGACTAGATTTAACTAGCCTTCATAGTGATTTTTCTGTTTTAAATTTGATTAAGCCGTTGGTGACGGTACAAAGTCTGGACCTTTAGAAACTACGACTACAATTGAGAATGATAACGCTCCATTGATTTCAGCTCCACTGAAGATTAGTGAGAAGCTACCAGTGAATGTGAATGATGTGCCATCTGGATAAGAAATTTTCCAATCATAAACAGTATCCGTTTTTTCAGCAGCTTTTAAAGTATTAAAGATAGATTTACGATATAAAGAAGCAAATGTTAAATTGTCTTGATCTTGTAATCCTTTAATGTATTTACGATTACCATCTGCCAAAGTCGTAACATCAACTTTTTCTGGTTCTGAACCAATGTCAGGAATCGAAGTAACAGATCCGATAGTTGTATAAGTTCCTTCTGCGGATCCCGATGGTTTATAACCTAATGTTGACCCCTTTGATAATAAACCTGCAGGATCATCTGCAAACAATTGAATGTTCATCTTTTCCAATCCTGTGCTATTTAACAATAATTTTTTCATATTTAATATTCCTCCTCTTATTTCTATGGTTGATATACTCGTCTTTCTTCATTGTCTACAATTGCTTTAAACTCTCGCGCGACTCTAATTAGAGAAGCATTGTTTGAATCTACTGCATTACCAATAAATCCGATACTCTTCATCTTCTCAGATACTTTAGAATGAATAGCCGTTAAACTAGTCTCAGCATATAAATCAATGGTAACTGTCCATAATGTCTGCATCTCATTCTTATCCGCATCGATAGCATAAGGAGTTTGAGTTGTACGATAGATAGCTGCAGGAAATGTCGTCCAAATCACTGGGTATTCCGTGGCCACTTTCTTAATCTCGGGTATTTCTTTTAATAAACCAACGATAATCGGCTTAATGTTGATGACATCCATTATCTAAGCCCCTTTCTTATATTGCTTTGTACATGTTTTTTAACGATTTCTCCTGAATCTTTTGTTCCTGATTTCAATGCTGGATATAACCAAGGTCTAGCCGGTTGTCCACTAGTTTTGTAGTATTCTTTTCCTTTGATCGTAATCTTAAACATTCCGTATAGAGCAGTTAGATCTTGATCAACAGAATCAACAGGGAAAAACCATGGTGTTTGAGTGTAAACAGGATGAATACCTTCAGGTAAATCCTTTTGAGAAGCTTCACCATTGGGTCCTGTACCAAACTCTCTAAAAACACCAGTCTTTTTATCAGTCCATACATGGCCAGTGCTTTTACCTTTACCATCACTAGCGACTTCTGTTTTTATACTTCCTACTAATTCGCCGCTTCCGTGTTTCACACTTGAAGCAAGGTTGCTTTCTGCGTCTCCTTGAACCAACTCGACTAATTCTCCATTTGCTCCTTCAACTGCCTTAGAAATCAATTTAGGTACTGATTTCATTTGCTGATTGAATTTACTTAGACCTCTAATCTCAACACCCATTACATCAAATCCTTTTTAAAGTGATATTCAAATGCGTAGAAAATGGTTGAATGGATATCACTTCATAGTCAGGCTTTTCCTTTTTATCAACGTATAAACAGATACCATCTTTTTCTCGAATACCTACATTTCCTTGATACTTGCAAGCTTTAACATAAGGAAGCTCTGAACCATAAAGAGTTGCAGCTATTTGACCACCTGCGCTTTGTATGTTCATCCTTACACCTATAGCTTCTTCAGGGTATCCTTTAATAGAATTACCCTCATCATCTTCAAGTTCTTGCCATCGCTTTAAATAGACAGTAGAAAGGTCACGTTCTCTTAGTTTCAAGAAAGTTTCCTCGCTCTCCCTAAACGATAGCTGTTTAATTGACTACGAATCTTTTTAGGGATGCCTTCTTCAAAAGATTGAGAGACACCACCTTCAGAACGGCCTGTCTCTCCTTCAACATCTCTTTGATTAAACCTTACTTTCGCTAAATCTCGTACACTGCTAGCCATTCCGATTACTAATTCTTCTCGGTTACAATAATTCAAAGCTTCTTGTTCAGCATCGTTAAAATCATCTTTCAATAACACTGCTTCATCTGAATCTTTTTCAATTTCTTTGTAACGTCTCAACAGTATTTCAAACTGCTTAATTGAATCATATTTCTCAGCCAATAGGACCGCTCCTATTCTTCATCTACCTTAGCAAGTGCTAATAGATCATCTTTTTTGGCATCCTCTTCAAAAGCAATACCTTGTTTGCTTAGATAAAGTTTTAATTCATCTTTTGTGTATTTACTGAGAGGTTTATCTTCTTCTGGTTCTTTTGTAGCATCATCAATGATAAATGGAACCTTAGAATTGTTTTTGTTTGTAGAAAGTACTTCTAACCATTCTTTTGTTAATTCTGTTTTGCTGTCTTTGTGAGGAAACACATCATTTTCCTTATACACACGATCATTATCATTGTGATCAACAAATGCATTTATAACTTTATAACCCATGTATTACCAACCTTTCTATTTAATAGATTCTAATAACGAAAGCAAATCGTTCTTAGTTGCTGCAGCTTCATATTCAATTCCTTTTTCATCAAGTAAGACCTGCAATTCTTCTTTTTTCATTTTACTTAAATCAGTTTGATCAATAGCTGATTCTTTTTTAACAATAGAAAAAAGAGAATCGTTATGATCCTCTTTCTTAATTTCTAATTCTTTTCCAACTTCATAACGTTCCCCTTCATGAAATACTGCAACATCTTTAACTTTAACAATCATGTTCGTTTCCTCCTTTTAGTTAAGCAATTGGTTGAGCTTGGAATACTTCATCTGCAGCTGCAAATGATGGTAATGCAACGGTAACAGCCTTTTCCCATGTAGATACTGGGTCAGCGCCTTCTTCATAAACAGCAGTAAAGACATTTTCAACCATGCTAGTATCAATTGAAGGATCACGAGACAAACGAATTTCTTCTGCTGTAGGACCGTAAATAGTTTCACCAAGTAAGTCGTCATTGAACATAACGAACTTGTTCTCAGGGAAGTAACGAACTTTTGTGTAAGTACCATCTTTGTTTTGTTTACGGTATTTTTCATCATAGGTACGAATAACTGGCATACCATTAGATTGCATAAATGAGTCTAATTCGGCACGAGTTAACACTTTACCAGTATCACTACCAAACACAGAAGCTTTTACTTGAGGATGACGTAACAAAGCATTCAAGATTTTTTTAGATGTTAATACACGAGTTGGAGTAGTATCCATTGCCTCAGACCAACGATCAATATCCTCAAGCGGTTTAGCTAAAGGATCTGTCCACATGCTTGTACCAGTTAATGCTTCTTTATGATCAGCAGGAACATTGTAATCAACAGTTGCATTCAATCCGTTTTCATTAAGTGTAATTTTGCCATTGGCCAATACTTCCATACGCATTAATTCAGTACGAGCATTAACCCCACGTACCAATACGTCAATGTCGTTGTACACTTGACTCATAAGATATTGTTGTTCTGCTGGAGTACGCGGATTTTCCAAAGCAATGATATCTTTTTCTTTTAATTGCATTTTACGTTTAATCAATGCCAATTCTAGGGTTGCCTTAGAAGCTTGACGAGAACCAATTTCAGATTCAGTGTCAAATGCATGAACAGAAGCAATGATTGGTGAACTTCCACCACCTGTGATCTGTTCTAATTCTAAGCTTTGTGTTTTACGAGCAGGAAATAATGTTTCACCTAATAAAACTGGTAACTCACGATTTCTTGTGTAATCTAATACTTCACGTTGGTTAAATAAATCTAAAATACTTGTTGCAGCAAAGCGTTGTAAATTAATTTGATAAAATCGGTTTTTCTTCATATTTTTCATTTCCTCCTTCAATCCGTCTTTAACGGTATTTGATTTCTTTCATAGCTGTTTTTGCTTCTGTAGATGGTTCAACTGGTAACCGTTCAGCAATTACATATCCTTCTACGATAACTCCTACTGGTTGAGGTCCATCAGTTACATCAACTGGATTAATCGTGATACCTATTGCTGTTGCGTCGTTTGCTGGGAAGATACTTCCAGCAGGCAATACTTTACGTCCATCTGCTCCTGCAGTTTCTACCATGCTTGTTTCTGCTTGATTAGTGAAGCTGATAAAATGGGCACTTCCTAAAAAGTTAATTTCTTCTACTGTTTCTTTTTTTCCTACATAGACCATTATTTATTTCCTCCTTCTTAATCCCAAAGTGATTTAGCTGCTGGTTTTGTTTGTTCATTCAATTGTTTGGCCATCGTTTCTCCAACACTTAACTTAGCTGAACTTCCACCCGAACCAGGAATTTCAGCTGACTGAGCTAAACGTTTGTTTACACCATCTTCAACTGATTTACGGAAAGATTTTTCAATCGCATCAATAGAAGCATTACAAGATTCACCATCAGTAAAGACTACAACGTCAATTAGTTCTTTTGGTAGTTCTTTTTCAGCTAGTTTTTCTAATGATTGAGCACGTAATTCACGACGAGTGATATCTGCTTCACGCTTGCTGATTTCATCAAGTCGTTCTTGTTCTTTATGTTGTGCTTTTTGTTCAGCAGTCATCTCGGCCATCTTTTCAGCTTCCGTTTTAGCTGCTTCAATTTTAGTTTGTGTTTCTTTTTCCCAGTTAGATTTGGCTGTTTCTATTGCTTTAGCTGTACGTTTATCAAAGTAACTATCACGTTCAGATTCTGAAGAAAATGATAAAGATTCGCCACCGCCTGCACCATTAGATCCCGGATTACCTCCGCCTAATTCTCCTGTACCGCCATCGCCACCTGGGTCTGCTCCTGCATCGTCACCTTCAGCGAATAGTTGGAGTTTTAAAGGCATCAAATTTTTGCTGTTTAATAGACTTTCTTTTAATGATATTTTTTGCATTGTAATTCTCTCCTTTTTAGCCCATGAACATTTACCCTCACACCAACTACTCACGCCCCATGAACACCCTAAGGCCCACACACACCGTATTTCATTTTCAGATATAAGTTATTAAACACTCACACACTTTTGTTTTCTTATTGTTCTTTATAGCGTCCGCAACAAGAAAAAGGACAATAAAAATAGCCGTTACCATTTTGGTAGCGACTTAAATTTAAAATAATAACGTTCCTAACAAAGCAACAAGTCCAAAACAAACAATTATAACCATTCCTGAACGCAACTGTTCATTTTCTCTTTCACCAATTACACCAAACATTGCAATAAAAGTTATTAATGCAATGAACAACCTTACAAATATCATTTAATCACCTCTCAGTAATTGTAGATTTGGCTTTCCATCTATGTCTTTGTCAATCTGGTTATAAAAAGAATCATATGATTCAATAACTTTTAATTCCATTACTGAAGGGTTCGCTTTATACCTCAAATAACCCACTATGTCAGACATGTCCTGGATAAAATCAGACATTGGCTCAATGTCGGTTACGGATATTTCAATTACACAGTCCATAACAGCCTCCTAACCAGTTTTCTTGAATAATTGCAGGTATTTCTTTTTAAGCTCCTCATATTTAACAGAATCTGAATACTTAATATCCTGGAATTCATCTAATGTCTTAGGTAAGTCCTCAACATTTAATGCTTTCTTATAACGGTTAAACTGCTCTAAATCAGCATTAAAGTTCTTAACTTTCTTTCTGACAATCTGTAAATCCTCTTTACCATGCTTATCAATTAGCATCTGTTCCCATTTCTTGTAGGAGTCAGCATGCGATATTTCAAAGCGTTCACCAGTAATTGGATCGTTAGCAATTCGTTTAGCACTTAAAGTTCGTTCATTGAACCAAGCTTTCACAACTGATCTACACCAAGGATGAAATGGAGGATAATTGATATTTACCTTTGCTTCAGATACTTTATACTTCTTGCCATCTTGCTCATGGCATATCTTAGAAGTTCTTAAGTCTAAAGTAGCCACAATGACATAATACTCAACGCCTTGTGCTATCCATCCTTTAAGTTTCCCTTGACCAGCCATGTAATTAGCTTCCGTTCTGATTAAACGTCTAGCTACTCCTCTAGAAACATCAAAAGCCGTTTGGATTTCTTTGACCATGTCTCTTTCTGACATACCAGTCATCGCTTCAACAGTGAAGAGTTCTTCTAATTTCTTAGCTAATAAATCTGTATCATCCCAAATACGCTTTGAGTAGTTAGATCCCTGCCATCTCGTATCAAGAACGTTTCGAACTTGCTTAGTAGACATTTCTTTAAACTTTGGAATAACTTCATCTCTTTGAATCTCAATACGTTTAACTGATTTGCCATTTTTCGTATCAGCAATCTCAATAAACGTTTTGTCATCTTCGAATACATAAGTCGGATATTTGCCATCATCGTACAACCGTAAAGCTGATTCAGACTTTCCTATGATCGCTTCAGCACTCGCTTGATTGTAGGCTTCTTTGATTACATCGATATAATAATCAGTGGACCGACTAAGTTGCACATCTGCCACTTGTTTTGATACCAGGTAAGACTTTGCCTTTAAGTCTTCTAGACGAGTGATACGGCTCTTTACGGCCATGCCGGTTAAATAGTTTTGGGCTTGCTTCTTTATATCAACATCTTTAACTGTCTTAACTATTGTTTGCAGATCAATAATATTATTTGGATTAACGGACATATTAAGAACTTTCTTGACTTCATCTTTTGATAATTCTGATTTTGTAAGGTATCGTCTATATATCTTTTTGACTTCATCCGATAAATAAGACTGAGCTTTTTGATAAGACTTCATTACCTTACTTTCAACTGCATTCAATTCTTCGTGGACCTTTATGTCTTGATCAATAGCTCGTCTATCCCAGTAAGGTAGCTTCTTTTTCTTCTTTGCCATTCACTCACTATCCTTTCTGGGTAAAATAAAAAGACCTGGTTAGAGGTCTTTTAATTAACTAATCTTACTGCTGTTCCTGTAACAAATATCCCAGCATATGTTCGTTTGCTGTCTAGCAGCATCTGTGGTTCATAGTTTAGATTAATTACACCATCTGCTCCTAAACCCGTAACGAGCTGAGTTAAAGAAACATTCACATTTTTAAATGATTCATTGTAATTTGCTTGCTTAAAAAATCCAGACTCACTTTGACTATGAGTCATTATAACATCAATTATTTCATACTTTTCTTTAATATCTCCCGTTGAAAAAAACATCATTTAACCTCCCTTTTTCTAAATTATATCTTTAATAGATATAAAAAGAAATAAAGTTATTTAATTTCAACTTCAATGTTTTCAGGATACTCTTCTTGTATCCCTTCCAACGAAAGCAGCATCGAGTTTAAAAGAACATTACTATAAGCGGTTGGTTCTTTAATATTCACTTTTGTGAATCCATGGCTGACTGATGTTTCAAAAGTCGCATCAGTTAACACTTCCAATCCATTTACTGTTCCAACAACTAGTGCAGAAACAGCAGAACAGACAACATCACGTCCAGAAGGAGCATAACCCGCGTGTCCTTCTACTTTGAACGAAGTTATCTTATCTTCTTTGTCTTTATGAAATACGGCCTGAATCATTCCAACACCTTCTCGTACATAGATTCAAATAAAGTGCCTTTCACAACGTTGTAACCTTCTTCAGTCTTAACAATGTAATCGCCAATAGAGGCTTTCTTTGTTCCATCGAGCGCTTGAACATAAATACCTTTAGACTCTATCTCATCTATGAATTTATCAAACTCTTCAGCATTTAAAGGTTCACTACCAACGAATACCATTACTTCATTGATATTTTGGCTTTGAATTTGAATAGCATCAATTGTTACCTTTTTAATCTTCTGGTACTTCATCTTCGTCCTCCTCTGGTTCATTATCTAAATTATCATGACTTGCACCTTCACCGCCCATTTTATTAGCTAACTCTATGTTTTGTTTCTTTTGTTCGATTAACTTCTTGATTTCTTCTCCTGGATCATCAATATCAGGCAACCAAGAAAGAAGTGTCTCTAAAGGTAAAATATCAATTGCTTTAACAATTTGATCAATGATGTCACTTGTGTTGATTGGTAGATTAGGTTTGATTTTAATCTTTGCACCACTTACATCAACATTGCCGCCTTTGACATTCATCATGTTGGCCATTAATTGAAGACGTTGGCGTAAACCTTTAGTCATGTAACGAGACTTGATTGACATTAACTGGAGTAAGCCGAATAATTTGTACTTCATGGCCTCACCACTGATATTGCCGGCGAATTTTTCATCATTCATATTAGGCACATAAGTTACTTTATGGATGTTGTCCTCAATTGATTTAGACAATAGTTGGACTTGGGATTCATCAAATGTTTTAGTGAGCCATTCAGCGCCTGCACCATCTTCTCCTTTACCTGGAGCCTCTATCAAGCCATCAGAAATGTTTCCTTCTAGCTTAAATCCGTAAATAATAAGCAATGCATCAATAAATGCTTCCTTGTCACTGATACGGTCACTTTGTAGAACGTTATAAGCATCAAAAAGAGAGATAGCTTGCTCGAAATCGCCTTGTTTCTCTTCATTGTTCCGGTATTCTATGACTTGAACACCACCAAAGTATTGAGGTAATGCCTTAACTATAGTTGATTCTGATAAGGTTAAGTCCTTTGATTTTCGTGTGATAATTGCCTTAAATGTGTAAATATTTAAAAGCCATCCAGTCATTTTTCCATCTAGGTCATACTTTTTATAATAATGGACCGCAAACAAAGGGTTCTTTTCAATCGTATCATCAGTCACTAAGAAGATACCTCTTGGATCAACTGCTTTAATCATCATTTCAGTTTCAATTTCCGTACCAGGTACTTTCCTTAGGTAAATAAGTTCTAATCCAATACCAAATACAGATAAATCTTTCTCTAATTCAGTATCATGAGAGACGATATCCATTTCTTCAAAAGACTCGAGTATTGAGTCGAGGTTTTTATTATCTCCAGATGAATAAGAAATTGGATTACCTACTAAGAAACCAACATTCATATCAGTCACATACTTAGCATGATTGACCATCACTTTATTATTTTTGGTATTCTCGTTGTCTAATTTCCGTTCTAAAACTTCATGTTTGCCATCGTAATAGTCAGATAGCTTATCAAGTCGTTCTAATTCTTTTTGGTGTTGCTCTATACAGTACTTTAATACTGCAACAGAAGGGTTATTAATCTCTCCTGCTAACTCTCTATCAATTGCTATTGCCATGCTTTACCTCCTTATCTTATGCCGTATTTAGACTTGCTACTTGTTACAGCAATTTTTGGTGCTTTCATATCTTCACTAAAAGCGTATCTAGTACTGTCAATTGTGTGATTATCTTTATCTTCTAAACGAGGTTTAGGATCGCCATCTTTATCCGTTTGATAATCGATGTTTTCGAACTCTCTAGCAATGTTTGGTGTTCTTAATGGATCAATACAAATGAAATCTAAATCATCTAGCCATTCCTCGCCATATTCAACACTATCAGGGCCTTTTTTTACTCCCTTGATGTGTTTTATATCGTGTTCAGTCTTTAGTTCAGCGATGGACTTAGGCTCTGAAGAATCAGCAAACATTGCATCTGATTGATAGCCTTTCTTCTTAAGCCATTTAGCAAACTCTCTATTACTAATTTTCTGTCCGAAGTATTCATCAATTGCATAGATGCCATTCTTCTTTTTATCATAGTGCCAGCGAACGAATGCTAAAGGATCCGTAGCATAACCAAAATCGACTGCGTTTCTAATGTTGTCGAAGTTCTCGGCCATTTCATCTGTAATGCATCCAGCTTCAACTTGTAGGTTATCAAAAGGAACAACTCCAGAACCAATTGCTTTGCCTAAATATTCCCATTCATATCGTTTTAAGTTGCGTTCCTTTGTTGCTTCAGCTTCATTGATGAAAGCCTTAGATATGAAGGGATTGTCTAAATAAGTTGAATGATGAACATGTGTATTAGCTGCCTGGAAAGATGTCTCATACTTTTTATTCACCCAAGACTGTCTTCTTTTTGGCGGATTATAAGTAAAAAAAAACTTATAAAAAAGACCATTACCTAATTCTCCACGTAAAAGAGAGTTGGTAATAGTCGTTACTTCATCTTCAGTTTTAAACTCGGCTAATTCTTCTATCCATCCAATCGCAAAAGGAAACTTTGCATCCTTTAAAGATTTCAAACGTTCTGGGTTCTGCGCACCACGAAATGCCATGTAATTCCCACGTGGAATATAAGTTATTTTCATCGGTGACTTGTTGACCTTGAACAAATGCGATACACCCTGTTCACTTATAGCCCATTTCATTTGCTCAAATATTGATAGCTCCAAAGTATTATCAACATGCCGGATACCAATAGCATTGACTGGAAACCTCATAAGCAATTGAGTAATAATGTGAGCAACATCCGAAGATTTACCAGAACCACGCCCACCTTTTTCTACAATGTTCAATATGTCTGAATTTAAAGCTGCTCTCCACGTTTTATGAAAAGCATTAGGCAAAAACTCAGATACCTTTTTAACCGCCATTTGGATCACTTCCGATATCGTCAACGAAAATCACAGATAGATCACCAGATACTTCTTGCTTGTCGGTCCACAGTGCATATCTCTTACCGATGAGTTCTGCGGCTTTAATTCGATCTTTTGCAGAGACGTCTATATCATCAATCTGTTGATAGCCTTCACCTAGTCCTCTCAACGTTTGTTCTTTTTGCTCTCCTCGCATGATTGAAGAGAGATATTGAAGAACCTCAGCTTGATCAGCAATTTTTTCTGAATCAATTTCTTTCAGCCGTTCTTCTATATAAGTTTTTATTGTAGTATTTTGTAGTAATTTACTAGCATTAGTATTAGCATACTTTTTACTATAACCAGCTATAATAGCTGCTTTTGTTGCATTTCCACTGATGATGTACTCATCAGCAAACTTCTTCTGTTTTATTGTTAATTTACTCATAATCATCTACCACCACTCTCACGATATTTTCTCAGCTTATTTTTGACATAAAAAAAAGACCTTTTTCAGGAGTCTTTTTCTGCTTTATCTTCTATAAAAATGTACAATTTGTATTGATGTTCAAAGTTAATATAAACATCCATAGTTTTATCAATAGGTAATTCTGGTCTTAATTTTTTAAAATCAGTTTCAATTTTATCAGATCCAGGGTCTATTTGGATAGCCATTGAATGTTCTTCTTTATTGTTGGGAGCATAATATTTTATTCTCCCATGTTCAATAATATTATCACTGAAATCATATATATATCCATATAATTCTTTATCAGAACCAATATCCTCTTCTAATAAATTTTTTATAACCGTTGAGTACGAACGTATACTTTTTTTATCCTTAAAGAATTGTTTTCTGATAAAACCACTAATCCATTTAAGAATAAAAAATAATAGAATTTCAATAAAAAAAGCAATACTAAAAGATGCGATAATATATAAACCAAGAAGCCATTTATCTTTCGACAAGTAGATAAGTATGTCGTTTATGACAAAATTTATCATTCCTAGACCAATAATCAAACTAATTTTCTCGTCTGATTCATTATGGTCAAAAAAATCTAATAAATTCATTGCGCTAAAAACCCAATAATTTATTAATCCTAAAATTCCTGATATTGTTATTAAAGAAACATAATCTGACATTATTTATCATCTTTCTTAGGTAATCTATCAGGAACCTTTTTTCCTGGAGTTGTGGGTCGCTTTATACTTTTTTCTTCGTTGGAATACTTTTTCCCTGATGTTTCAATTACTTTTTTCAACTCTTCTTCTTTCATATTATCCCTCCTTTTAATTCAATTATAACAAAAAATCCTACTAATTAATGCAGAATTTTTATAAAGAAGGTGTTTACCTTAAAATTGATTGCACTGTCAATTTTATGATGTTCTCTTAATTTATTTTCACATTAAAGAATATCTAGTTTAAATCTTTCTTTTATTGATTATTCTTGTATAAGTATTTATAGAAAGTATACCTTAAGCGAATTCGCTACTTCTATTAGTTGGTGGTACTTGTATTACAAAAGTAAAAAATATTTTCATGCAAATACAAGAGTCGTCTGAACTTTTCCCGTTTCTAAACAGTCTTGGATTTTAGATTTAGCTCTGTTCACTAACATTTGTACCGCTCCCCTTGTGATTTCCATAAAATAAGCTGTTTCAGCATAAGTATGTCCTTCACCCATTATATATCTATAAGCTTCTCTTTCACGTTTTGACAAACAATCTAATATCTCGTTCATCCGAGTATCTTCTTCAAGAGTCAATTCTCTACCTTCAACAGTTGATTGCATGCGATAAGCTTTCATTGAAAGAATATCTATTTCTGCCCATAACTCTGTTCTTTGATATCTTGATTTATTTGTAATACCTCTTTTCAAACCAGGTTCTCTAGCGTTTTCTAACCAAGAAATAGCATACTCCATATCACTAATCATTCCACTAATTGTTCTTAATTCAACTTCCATATCATTCGTCCATTCATCAATCCTATTTGATAGTTTTAGTTCATCTTTAAAGGACTTTCGTTTCATTCTTTCCAAACGCAATTCCCTGAGTCCTTTTTTATACTCATCTGATAACTCATCTGCATAATGCCACATAAATATACCTCCTTTTTTATTTACAAAAAAAGAGGACACCTAACCCAACGTAAATTAATACGTTAAAGTTAAATGTCCTCTTGTATGTCAAGTCAGACTATATTTTAATTTTCTTTTTTGTTAGGTCTTCAATATAAGTAACTTTTCCTTCATGAGTAAGTACCTCTACAGTTGATTTACCGTAATCAGGCAATTCCTTAAGCATTGCTATGCCGTTTGTTAAAACTATTATACCATTTTTTATTTCAGTTAGCTTTAAATCTTCCAATTCCATTCGAGTAAAATCCATTTAATTTAACCCCCAACTTGGTTGTTATCTTTAACTAAAGAATTTAGTACTCTTATTATGTTATTTATACTATGCCATTCATGATGTAGGATGGACGAGTCAGAATTCATGACCATTTCATGAGCAATTTCCGCTCTATTTTTTGTTTGAAGAGCTATTTCTTTATCGATAGCTCTTCTTAAACCTAACCCCCTAAGAGCAATTCTATAAACTCTTTTATGTTGGCCGATAGTAAATTCATTAAACTTTATTCCATTCATCTTTTTGATAAATGCTGAATCATCTGCTACATTTTGATTTTTATTGGGCTGATATTCATCAATAAAGTTTGTACTTTGAGCTAATTGTACATGTTTTCTATCTATTCTCGTCTTCATAATTAATTACTCCTTATATGAGATTTATTAGAATGGTAAATCATCATCTGATATATCATGCTGCGCTACTCCATCCTTTGAGTATGGTTTCGTTTCTGGCCTTGAATAATTTGAGCTTGTCTGGTTTGAATTGTAGTTTTGGGTATTTGTCTGAGCAGGAGCTTGTCGCTCTGTATCGGTTGTTTTTTGGCTATTTTTGGCATCTAAGAAACTGATGACTTCTGCCACTACTTCGGTAACATATACACGTTGTCCTTGTTGATTGTCATAAGAACGAGTTTGGATCCTTCCTTCAATTCCTACTAACGAACCTTTGCTTGTATAATTTGCTAAAGACTCTGCCGTTTTTCTCCAAACGACACAATTGATGAAATCTGCTTCCTTTTCTCCTTTTTGATTTGTAAACTGTCTGTTTACAGCTAAAGTAACTGTTGCGTTAGCTGTTCCACTTGATGTGTATCTTAATTCAGGATCTTTCGTTAGTCGTCCAACCAGCACCACATTATTAATCATTTATACCCTCCTACTTTTTACGTTTATTTTTTCTTTTTGGACGTTCGTTTATTTTCCTTTTAAATTGATCATGTTTAATCTGTGCATCAAACCTTGCTTGATCACGACTGTTTGAACTGTAACTCAAGTAATTATCATTCTTCATTTACCTAACCACCTTTTCATTTTTTAATATATTCCATTTTTTTGGTTCTTCTGTAATTTTTATTTATATCTCTTTTTAGATGAAATTTAAAATGCCGTTCATGTATTCAACCTCATAACCTTTAATATCTGATTGATTGACTGATTTTTTCTTAAAGATGAACTGCATATCTCTCCAAATTTCCCAAGGGATCTTATAAAAGTTTCTCATTTCAAAACTAACTAGCACAAAACATTCGGCTCCTAATTTATGGTGACTTGTAAAGTTTTCAATTTGTTCGAGGCTTAATCTATCTTGTGCGATTGATTTTCCGTTCGTGTGTTTGGCTTCAAAAATAATAGTACGGCCACCTTTTAAAACGCCTTTAAAATCTGGTTGTGCTTGTTTCTCAAACACTGCTTTAAATATTCCTTTTGATTTATCCAATGTTTCAAGAATACGCATAGGCTCTGGCGTCTTTTGGATATCCGCTATCTGGTGCTGCTTATAGTAGCGACAAGTAATTTCTATGACGCTTTCGAAATATTGGCCATTCTTTTTTGCAGAAGCCCCAGCTATTTGTTTATCATTGCGAGTCTTTTTAAAATATTCTTTTGGCTTAGATATTGTTCGGGATCCGTTTGCGTAATTTTTAGGGATAAATTTATTCATCGTTGCCTCCCTTTTTTATATTAAATGTATCCAAACTCACATTTAAAACTTCAGCAATAGAACACATATTTAAAAATGACATATCTTTCGTTCTTCCACTTTTTAAGTGATAAAGGCAGTTTACACTTAACCCTGCTTTCTTTGTAAGTTGATAAATGCTTATTTGTTTTTTATTAATCTCTTTTTCTATTACTTCCCATAACATTATTATGAAACCCCTCTCTCAATCAATTAATTGAATTCAGTATTTATTTTTGTACACAATTTATTGTGATATAGTAGATAATAAAACTAATATAATATTGGAGGTAGAAGATGGATCCTACACTTTTAACGATGGCAACAGCATTTGGAACTTCTCTTGCAACAAATACTGGTTCTCAACTTTTTTCTGGACCAATGCAAACATTAAATGATTGGTGGTATGTTAAGTATGGCCATAAATCTTCTGAAGAAAGAGCTTTATTAGTAGCTGCTCAAGAGCAAAAAGTAAATTTGCTTAAATCAGAAATTTTCGAAAAAGTAACTGATATTCCTGATGAACATCTACAAGAACCACCTATTAGTATTTTAGGACCTGCGATTGAAGCCTCAAGATTTTATATAGATGAGGAAGAAATTCGTAAAATGTTTGCTAACTTAATTTCCTCTTCTTTAGACCAAAGAAAAAATGAAACCATTCATCATTCATTCGTAGAAATAATTAAGCAAATGTCACCAAATGATGCAGACATTTTTGCATTATTTAGCCAACAAAAAGCCTTACCGTTTGTTGATTATAAAATTACCCATGATTCTTTTGAGAACAAAGTAATTAATTCTGAATTATTCTTTATGGAGCTAGGTAACAACTACAACATGCACTCTATATCTATTATTAATCTAGAAAGATTAGGTCTTATAAAAATAAATAATGATAAATGGTTAATTGATGAGACAGAATATGATAAGTTTTCTAATAATAATTTTTATTTGAATTTAAAAGAAAATAACAGTTTTGAAGCTATTAGAAAAGATTATGCAAAATACGTAGATTTCTCGGGTAGAGAGGAAGCAAAAAAAAATTTAAAACTTGATGATGATCAATTAAATAAAAATTTAAAGAAAAGTCAAATAGCCATTTCTAAAGGTGTTCTTACTACTACACCTTTAGGTTCTGCTTTTCTAAAAATTTGTTTTTAAACCTTACTTAATATGTTTTTAATCTAATTTAACCTGAAGCGCTTCATTAATTGTATTAATAATTTTTTTTTGATATCTTTTTGCATCAGGCACCCACTGTGTCTGTTTTCTTTATTCTGCTTACTTTTTTTCATATTTCTTACCTCCTAAACTTTTAAAAATATTTTCGTGAGCTGGAACCATATATGGTCTGTTTAATGTTGCTATGATGTAAGCTTTCATTTAATTTACCTCCTTAATTAAAGCTAGCTTCTGGTTTTTCTTCCGGTTCAACGTCTTCATCAAGATCTTCCTCGTCTACTTCTAATTTGACGTATGCTTGAGTTAGATTCATCATGTATACTTCGAAGTCGTTTAAATGTCTTAAGCTATTTAAATCGCTAGTTGATTTGAAATCAATATCCCAGGTACCGTTTGAATATTTTTCCCAGCGTGACAAAGGTATTAATACATTCATTTTTTCATCATGTTCACATTCAAATATTAAGGTTGCGCGTTCAATCGAACTCCACGAACGGCCTGCTTCATCTTTTTCAAACCGCGCGCTTACTGGAACGTTTACGTAACAAGGTTCATCGTCATAATCAATTTCTAAACCGGATGTATCAACGTCTCCAGAAACGTATTCAATCCACTTTCCAAATAATTTAGTTACCGTAGTTTCCTTTTCTAAATCAGCGACCGGAGTAATCAAACCTTTGAAATTTTTAAGTATTTTTTTGTTATCTATCGTTGTTTCCTTCAACACTTTGACCATCACATCATCTAATTTAACAATGTATTCTGAGTAATCTCGGTTCTCTAAATAAGGAACCATAACTGACTTAATTTGCTTTTGAATTACTTCAGTCACGTCACCATAACGACCAAACAATTGATCTAAAGCACTGTTTACTCCTTCTTCTAATTTCTCTGATACTATTTTTTCAATTGTTCCGTCTTGCATTTTTTTAGTGATGACGTCTTGAATACTATTTTCTAAGTTCATTTATTTATCCACCTTTTCTTTTAATAGTTTTATAAATACATTGGCCATTTCGTCGTCGCCTTCTTTAATGAGTTGTGCGACTCTTAGCGTTAGCCCTTTAGTAATAAACCTTTTTCCTGAAGAAAATCCGAAACAAAATGTTGCGACTAAGTTTACTAACACAGCAATAATCATTTGGCTGTTCCCTTCATTCTTGATAATTCAGCTGTTTTCATATGAATATCTGCGATAATTAGGCCTGTTCTAGTCATATCTGAATTATTCCTAATCAAGTGGTATCGATTCATAACCAATAGCTTGTTTTTAGGTATCATAATTAAGTTATCGATATCAAAGTTACGCCTATCTCCATCCGCGAAGATGACTACGTTGTTTGCTTTTATAGTTCCAAAAAACTCTTCGTAGATCACTTTATGCTTTGCCTTCCAAATATTAGGGTTAGCTATTTTGATATCGACGTAATCATCTCCATTAACTCTTTCAGACCCTACCGACATTTTATTTGGAGGCTCTTGGCCTTTTTTGAATGATGTTTTGTTCGTTTGGCCAGGAAACTTCTTCCCTTTATTTACAGGAACGTGACCTTTCTCAAAATTACCAGTAAGACCACTAGCAATATTATGATTTCTTTTGTAACTTTTAACCTGGCTTGCTTGCAGATTTAAACCAAATTTTTCATTGATCATGTCTGCTAACTTTTGACTAGGTGTGCCGAAAGCATTTTCTCGAAAAAAAACGATTTTGTGTTTCGTTCAGCAGCTTAGTCATGTTAGCCCTCCAACATTTTTGGTGTGACGTTTTCAGAATGTGGAAACTCATTTCTGAATGTTTCAGCTTTCAATACCAATGATCCGTTGTTAATGATTTGAGTAGCTACGGACGTGATAGCTTTAGTTCTGCCAATTTCTTCGGTCAAAGCTTCGCCTATCAAATCTTCTTCCCCTAATCGTTCTAATTGAGCATATAAATGGTTGTTTAAATCTCCTAGCGTGTTTCTCATGACATTTCCTCCTAGAATAATGTTATTTGTTCTACAAAATGAAGATTTTCTTTACGATTTTTACTGTATTCAGTTGGTACAAATACCAAGCTTGGTTCTTTGCTTCCTGAAGTTCCTGGCATTTCTTCAATATGAAAATCATCGTCGATATAAAGAAACTTTTCAGTGATCAATACACCTGGTATAAAAACTTTTTTGTTTTTGTCGAATTTTTTTAATTCTTTTATCAAAATTTCCGCAGTAACTTGCATCGTTTGCCTCCTGGAAGGATTTAACAGTCACTAGTGTCCGACTTTAAATCCATGAAGTGTATCTTCTATTTTTGATTCTTTTTCTTTATCAAAGTTCTGAATCTTTTTAAGTCTTTCCGTGAACGCTGCTTTCTCTTCATCGCTCATAGGAGTCTCTTTAACTGGTTGACTATCTTCTGCTGCCCAATCAGGTAACGTTTCTTTTCTAGTGGATTGATTGCCGTAAGAAGACTTGTTCTTGCTATTCTCAAAAGATACATCTGCAGATTTGACTTGGTCCATATTCTTGATATCTTTTTTAGCCCAGTTTTTCATGATGCCTTCAGCGTATCTATAGCCTTTTTGGTCTAGCGCTGCTCTCTTCATCGCTTCGATAACCAACTCTTCGCTTAGATCATCAATCCAGTACTCTATATTTTGAGAAGTGATTGAATTTTCTACTCCAAAGTTATTTTGATAAAATTCATGAGCGTTAGGACCAGCAGGAACAACATCATCATTTTCGGTTTTATTCTGGTTCTGGTTATTATTCTGGTTTTGGTTCTGGTTCTGGTTCTTATTGCCGACCCCTATCGGTACTGTATTTTCAATTTCAGAACCACTATCGATACTGTATGGATACTCTATATTTTTTGTTTTGATAGGGTATTTATAGCTTTTGCATTGTTCGACCACTTCGTTAAGGAATTTAGTAGTTTTTACATTTACCAATTCTCTATCTATAACCGTAGCAACTTTTGGAGAAGTACCTTTATTAAATTTCAACCAGTTTTTTAGAAATATTTCTTTATTTTTATCGTTGTATTCAATACGTCCGTGATTGATAAATTTGTTCAACATCAAATCGACTTTTTCAATTGACCAACCTGTGTCAAATGCAACGATTTTTTTATTGATTCTATAGATTCCGCATTGAGTCGTTTTGTCATTGGTCATCAGATAGAGATAAAAGTATTTTTCTTCAGGATCCAACTCAATGATTAACTCATCTTGCCAAAAGCTAATTTGAATCTGTCTATAAATCGCCATTGATACCGCTCCTTCCTAAGCGACGTAAACCGGAACTCCGGTTATTGCTTGTATTTCTTTTTTAAAGCGTGCTGCGTCTGAATTAGCATCGGATAAGTGGAGCAACCAAACCTCTTGCAGCTGACTCATGTCATTCGACCTAATAAACGTTTTTACATTTTCTAATTCAAAATGGCTTTTTAACAATCTTTTTTTTCGATAGGCTCCGATACGTCCTGAAGCTATGTTTTTATCCAGGATGTCTAACGAATAATTACATTCGACCATTAAATGTGTAATGCCTGGAAATTTGTACCTGACATAAAAAGTGTCTGTCGCGAATAATAAACGATCATCGTTTTTTGATTTAATGAAAAATCCAAGTGGTTCATTCACATCGTGTTCTACATCAAAGGGAAGGACTTCCCAACTGCCAATATTTTGCTGCTTTAAGGGTTTTAAAATAGTTGACCGATAACTAGGCAGGTTCAATACTCCTTGTGTGCCTTCGCTTAAAAAAACGTTCATTCCAGTCTGTTTAATAACTTGGTCTACGTATTTTTTGTGGTCACCGTGTTCGTGAGTAATCAGGCAGCCATCTACAGACTGCCAATCAACTTCATTCATCTTTTTTAAACTTATGCCAGCCTCTAACATTAAGGATCTCTCACCATCAGATATAACATAAGAGTTCCCATCACTATTAGAGCCGTAAACATTTACTTTAATCATGATCAGAATACTGGTTCATCTTGTAAAGGTGGGTTCTTTGAATCGAACAAAGCGTTTTGTTTAAACTCGGATGCATCATTTTTGTTTTCATCTTCTTTTTCTGTTTTATCTAATTTATCTGCTTTTTTAATATTATTTGGTTTTTCTTCAAAATCGATAACTTGCTTATTAGCATTTTTGTCAATCTCTTGTTGGGCTTGTCCGGATAGGTCTGCTCCTTCATTAACGCCGCTTTCCTCTTCTGTATATAAAGCTCCGGTATTGTCCGGAAAAGCTTCACGCAAAGCGTTAACGATTGCTGTTTTACGGATCATGTTCAAAGGCATATCTTTCCACGTTGCTTGACCTTTGCTAAATTCAGAAAGAGAAAGCCTTACACTGATTGGACGTTCACGATCTTTGCGATAAACTTTAGCCCATCCGCCTATCAGCACATCACTTTTAAGCTTCACCGCTCCTTCAATTTCAGTCAGTTCATCTTTGCGTTCTACGATGATTCCAGCTTCTAATCCACTGTATTGAGCGTGTGATTCAGCACGTTTCATGAACGCTTCTTTTGACACAATGATTTGCGCTGGTTGACTACCAAATTTGATTAAATATGCTTCATTTAAGAATGGATTCAATTTTTGGAACTTGCATAATTGCATGAACATTACAACTTCTTGTTCCGATACAGCTCCATTACCTCTAGTTAAATACTGAGCCACCATATTTCCACTCAATTTCACTTCATTTCCGTTAACTTCGTACTCCATTGGTTTAGTTAATGCGTTTTCGTTTGCCATTTTATTTTCCTCCTATTTTTTAAAATCTTCTGTCTAATGGTGTAGCAATAAATTCAACTACTGTATCAAATACTGCAGTTCTTATTTTTTCAGGAACGTTATCAAAATTTGACTCTTTTAAACCGTGGCACGACTCTAAGTCTATTAATGCTATGAAATGCTCACCAATTGGCACCGGCGGAGAGAATGGAATTGATTCATCTTGAAGGAACGCAACTTCTAAATGAGTTTTATTGACATGAGAGTTTAAAGACATTTTGACTCTCCCAAATTCATTGAATTGAGACTCTATTTTTTTGTTGAATTCAAATAGTTTCATTAAGCTACACCTGCCATCTCTTTAGATTCGATTTTCAACTCTTTTTGATCCTTGATAGCGATTAGTTGGATTAGTTGTGGTTCAACTTCGACTTTCCAATTCGTAACCCCTTCAGCGTTATCAATAAATATCGGAACTTTTACTTCTTTCATTCTTGATAACGTGTTTACGATGTCTGCACCAGCATTGATTCTTTCTCCGTTGCTCAATCCTCCGGTGAATGGTCTACCTTCAACCGTGGGCTCACAAACTTCTTCTAGGCCTCCATTTATAGCTGTGTCAAACAACTTCCATTCAACAATTTGAAATTGGCTATTGATTTTATCTGTTAATAAAGCGACTTTAGTTCTAACGAATTCATCTAGCAGGAACAATTGTTTTTCTAGTTCTCCATAACGGACGCTTTTCATTTTTTCTTCTGCAATCAATTCGTCTTTACGTTGTTCTTGTTTTTTCACCATCACGAATTGGTAAAGAGTGTCGCTAACTTCTTCAATTTTTGCTTTCAAAGAATTCAATCGTGTTTTTTTAATGAGCAGTTCGCTTTCGGATGATTGGTTAGCTGATTCAACTTCTAATTCAATTTCTTTAATAACTTTGTCGATAGCTGCGAATTCTTTCGTATCTTCAAACGGAATAGCAGCGGATTGAATCGTTTTGATTTGTCCTTGAATCGCTTCGTATTGTGCTTTTAAATCATCACGTTTTTTTTCAGCTTTTTTATAAGCAGTTTTAACTTCTAAAATTGTTTTAAAATCAGATATTTCAGCTTCTAAAAGGGATTTATTTTCATTTAAAGTAACACCTTTTTTATTTATTTCTTCAAGCTTTTGAGCTTTTTTAACATTGAAATCCGCAGCTTCAGTTTCGTAGCTTATTTTAATTTTACCTTGCTCTTCCGGAGGATACTCTTGGCCACAAAATTGACAAGTGGTTTTATGTTCGTCAAAACTTGGGAATGCATCATCACGAACTTTAAAGAACTCGTTTCTTAGTTTTTCTTGGTCTTCTTTGATTAAATTGATAGAGGTTTCTTTTATCGTTATCTCTGATTGATATTTATTTATTTTTTCTTCTTCTTTCAGAAATGCGTTTTGTGCATCCATGGCCAAATCAAAAGATTCTTGCTTTCCTTTTTGAAGACCGTCTATTTTTTTATTTTGATTGACTTGATAGTCGCTTCTTTTTGTTTCTAATTTCGCGCGCTCTGTTTGTATTTCTGAACGTTTATTTGATATGAAGCTGCCGTTGATAAAAGATGATATTTCTTGTTCTAATTCAAGCAACTCTTTTTGCAGTGCCTCTTTTTGTTTTTCTAACTCTGTTTTGTCAATACCAGTTAATGAGCTTTCTAATGCAGCGCTAAAACGATCTGCTTCATCGATACGAATCGCAATCTCTTTTATTTGTTTTTTAAGATTAGTTTCCTCTTCAGAGATTAATGAACGTTTGTCATCGATAGACCTTCCTTCAAGCATTTTAGTTAAAGGAGCCAATTTTTCATCACTTTCAATTACAGCTTGATCGCTTAAATCTCCTGATAATTCGAACAACATTTTCCGACGTTCCTTTTTATCCATAACTTCCGGTACATAATAGATATTTGTAAGCTGTTTGAATGATTCTTCGTCAATTAACTCAGCAACAACTTTGTTGAAGTCTGCCTTAGACTTTTTTAAATCATCAACACGGTAGGTGGTTGTATGCCCGGTAAATTTGCTTGTTTCGAAACCACGCTTTTTAGTCCAATTTTCTTTAGTCATCCTGGTCAGTTTTAATTCTTGTTCATCTACCGTGAGAATCATTTCAACTTCTGTTTCTAAATGATGAAGCGGATTATTGTCTTCATCCAGGGGCTTCCATGGAAAATCTTGTTTGTTCTGAGAGTTCTTTCCGAATAACACATACCAGAAAGCGTCGAATACAGTTGTTTTACCTGAACCAGTTTCGCCAAAAATCGTTAAGTCGGTATCGTTAGCATTTAATTCAAATTCTTTGAATCCTTTGAAATTACGCATTTTCATGTTTTTAATCGTGATAGTTTTCATGTGCTCTCCCCTTTTTTATGTTAAAATATAAGAAATGATATTACTCGAGTCACTGACTTTGCTTGCCGGCGGTCAGTGATTTTTTTGTGTTCCAAATCTTTGAGATAGTCTTTTTGCATAATTAACTTGTTGTTGAATATATGGAGCATCCGGATCACCTCCACTTGCTAACCAATCAGATACTCTTTTGTCTATGTCAGTTAAAGCAATCAATGCGACTTCGTTAGGAACATTACTGAGGGCTTTTGAGATTTCAGTTGCATGGTTATTTTCCATTTAAACCACCCATATAATTCCTTTAACTACTAAAGAGATCATTGCTATTACTGTTAGTATTCCGAAGAAACCGTAAAACCAAATGAAGTCTTTTTTGTTAATCTTTTTACTTCCGAAAAAATACATATTTGAAGCCCAAATGAGTCTTTTGACTGTTTCTGCTGACATTATTGTTCCTCCTTTATTTGTGTAACTAATATGGTGACTAATACTAACCAGCAAATAGATCCGATTATTACGAATAAACCTGTTAGTGCTAAAATTAAGCCCTCCAACAAACTACTTCCTCCTTGATGGTTGCTCTGTCAATCTTCCTAGACAAAACTTTCAACTTCTTATCCAATGCTGCAGAAATTCCAAAACATTGTTGTTCTAATGCTCCGATTTGTTTTTCACGGATTGCTCTGAAATTATTTAAATCTTTTTCTAAGCTCATGAACGAACCTCTAAGACTTCTTTTGGAGATATTTTTTTACTCAAGTAACGATTAGCTTCTTTCCACTTTAGGTACCAGATAAAAGTATGGATATTGATAAAAGTAGTTGAATGACCTGGTTTGATAACTCCTTCAGAAAATTCTGGAATAGCCTCCATTTCATTTTGATAATTATCAAGTGATGATCTAGACAATCCGTTAAATCGTTTTAAAAGTTCCTTCTTTCTGTCCCATTCAGTTTCGACATTTTTGTTCTCAGAAATTTCAATTAATTCTTTAATGGTTGGTGTTTTCATAAGTAACACTCCTTTTCTTAGTTTCTTTCCTCACCAAGGTATCCTTGCATCTTCCAATAACTTTTTCTGTTGCTAACAGCTTGCATGATAGATAAGTCTGTTTTTGCTAACATAGACATTACTAGTCTTGTTTCGAGTAACATTTCATCTAAATATTCGTTCGCATAACTTTTAATGATATCTAGGTCTTCTCGAGTAAGGCAGTGATCATTTTTGCTCAAAGATCTTAGCGCAACTTCTTTTTTAGTTTTTCTTTCATTCGCTTCTTGTTGCTGAAGAAAATCTAAAACGTGAGGATTGTCCTGGTAAACGATTGTTTCCATAGCAGGTAATGTCCCGAAAAATTCATTTGATAAATTTTGGTTTAGCATTGAATCGTTAAGGACCTCTGCTATATCCTGAATCGCTTCGATAGGTGTTGGCTGGTTCTGAAGATATGAATTAACCGTAGAAGCAGACCGATTGATTTGTACTGATAATTGAACTTGTGACATATCCTTTCTTTTTATTGCTTTCTTTAATTGGCTTCCGATTGTTCTTGAAACTGTCATTTTTTTATTTCCTCCTTTTATTTTTTTAAATTACTAATGGTATCTGATTATTTTTTTCCTTAATTAACATTTTTAATTCAGTAGATGGCTCCCATAATTCAGCGAACTCGACAGCTTCATCAAATTTTAGTTTTGGTATTTCTTCGTAAGCTTCTACATCAAAGTAATTTTTTATTTCTCTCCAGTGATTACTGTAAAGTCTTGCTCTTAAATTTCTATCGTTATAAGATTGTGCTTTTTTACCGCCTAAAGCGTTGTAAACATTTATTCGAACTTTCGCAGCCAAATGATGTTTTTGCGACCGACTTAAGTTGATTTCTTGCTTTAAATCCTCGACATCATCTTGCACCAATTTCAAATTCGCTTTAATATCTTTTTGAGATTTTAAAGTTTCAATCATGATATCTTCTGGTTCCGTTGGTAATTGGTAGAAACCTGTTTTTCTGATTGCTGGTAAAACTTCGCTTGTTACCCATCGTTTAAATTTTTTAGCAACCTTCAACTTAGATCCAAAAACTAGCGAGAACATTCCGGATTCATTGATAAAAATCATTTCTCTATTTTGGTTACCGTCGAAAATGGTAATAATTTTCCGGTCTTCATTGTCCACGTGTCTGTTAATATCTCGACTACCGTTTTGGTATCCCAGGCTATCTGCAACATCTTTTCCTAAAAGCCACGGTTCACCATCAATTAACTGAGTTCTTAACTCTTGTTGTCCGAAATTAAAAATCTGAAGTTCGTTCATTTTTCTTCCTCACTTTCCGTATTTTCAAGTATTTAAATCCTGTAACTTATGAGTTAACATTAAGATTAAGTTTAAGAAGAAAAAATTGTGACTATAAGTTAATTTATTCATCATTAAGTTCCGATTTAGTTAACTCGGATTGTAAAAAAATATCATCAGGTTTCATTTCAAAAACAGCAGCAATCTTAACAGCTAGTGGATAACTCAGTCCTCTTTGACCGTTTTCAATCATCCAATAGTATTCTTTGGTAATACCAGCCGATTCCCCTACTTCTTTAAAACTCAAACCTTTTAGTTTTCTTATTTCGGCTAATTTTTCTAAAGACATTTCTTTTTGCACCTCCTTTGTTAACCTTGAGTTAACTATAATTCACTAATAGTTAATTGTCAACACATAAATACACATTTAGTTAACTTTTTTTATTTCTCTTTGTGTTAACTTCTAGTTAACGTTAATATAATAATCAAGCGAGGTGGTAACATGGAATTTGGTCAACGTTTAAAAGAGCTAAGAAAAGCGAAAAAAATGACTCAACAAGAACTCGGAGATATAATTCATGTTTCTAAAGTTTCAGTTTCGGGATACGAAACTGGCAACAGATCTCCTGATCCAGATACGTTGAATGCAATTGCTGATTATTTTGGAGTATCTTTAGATTATTTACGAGGACGTACAGATGTTAACCGAGACCCATATAATTTAACAAATAAAGAAACAAAGGATATAGCTGTTGAGGTACAGAATATGTTGGATGGAATGAATACAGACGCAGAGATTAATTTTTACGGGGAACCAATGTCAGATGAAGACAAAGAACTTTTAGCTGCTGCTTTAGAAACTGCTCTACAAATAAGTAAACGTGCTGCTAAAAAGAAATTTACTAGAAATGACTATAAAAAAAAGAGTGGTGATTAATATGGAAGACTTTGTAAGCCGAGAAGCCAATAAAGTTGTTAACATTCATAATACCTCTCTCCCCTCTAAACTAGCTAAGCTTTGCGGATGTGAAGTCATCTATTTAAATTTGAGCGACGATACCTGGGGATTTACGGTTAAAAAAAGTCGAATCAATACTATTGTCATAAATCAAGCTTTAGAAGAGAACGTTCAAGAATTTGTAATCGCTCACGAACTAGGGCATGTTAGATTACATAGTGGGATAAATACCCCTTTTCTACGCAGAGTTGCTAAAGGATCTTTTATTCCTTCTATAGAGTATGAGGCTAACCGCTTCGCTTTTGATGTTTTACTAAGTGGGATAGATGACAAAGAATTATATACAAAATTTCAGCTATTAGAATCACTAGGACTACCTAATGACTTAGAAAGATTCTTTTAATTTTTTATTATTTTAAATAACTATTGTAGTACATAAGACATTCAACTTAAATTATCTAGGAGGAACTTTATAGTGAAAAAAATTAAAATATTATCAATAATTGGTTTAAGCGGTATTGTTCTGGCTGCATGCAACAATACCGCAGAATCTCCAGTGGAAACTGAAACAACCATATCAGAAGAAACTATCGAATCGTCCTCAAGTGAGCTTACACAAGCAGAATGGATGGAACAAAACGAAGAAGCGACCTCAGATAGTTTTTCTGTTATATCGAATGACAGCACCCTATCTTCTGACGTATTTGAATTAAAATTTAAACAAGCTGAAGTAATTCAGAGTCCTTCAGAGGATTCTAAAGGTGTTTACCTTACTTTTGATTTAACTAATACAGCTGAAGATAATATTGTCCCATTTGAGATACTTACAGATTACATTTCAATGCAGCAAACTACAGATACCTCAGTTGTTTTCTTAGATAATACCTATTATGAGCTAGATGCATTTGGAGATGACACTGATTCCTATAACATGATGGTGGGTAAGCATAATGACTTATCTAACGAACTATTACCACATAAGACTATTGAGGTAAGTTATGCATATTACTTAGAGGATGAAAATTTACCGATTGAAGTTTTTGTTTATGATTCTGAAACATTTGAAGAATTAGATTTTTATACTATAGAAAGCTTAAATTAGTTTATTCAAGAAGAATTTTTTAAGTACTTCTTGCTATTGAGTCTAATACTAATCGCTTCAATTTCGATATTTTATTATGTGGAATATATGATAAGGCATTATATACAAATTGCTAGACAAATTAGAATAAGTTTTTATTATTTTAGATTGAAGATAACATTTTTATTAAATAAAAAATTGGAGGCTTTCAAATGATTGTAGTTAATAAAGCAATGTTGCAAATTAAAAGTGGACGAGAAAAAATTGGTGTAGGTTTTACCGGTTTAGGAGAAATGAAACAAAATGAAGATGGTTTAATCTATTTCAATAAAAAAAATCCTGTTTATTTTGAATACCTTGAATATACTTTTGATGGGCCCGTTTACAATACCGTAGTTGAATCAAGACAAAATGGGATGTCTTCCACTAAGGGAAAAGATAAATCAAAACAAAAAGGAAAATCGGGTAAAGTTGTTGGCGGAGCTATTTTAGGAACTTTATTATTTCCTGGTGTAGGAACTGTAGTCGGTGCATATGCTGGTGGAAAAGGTAAAAATAAGAAAAAAGGTGAAAATAGTTCTGTTACTAAAGACAGCTCACAGTCTATTGAAACTCAAAGACAAGTAGAAGTTCCTAGTATTGCAACTCTAAGATTTAAAAATGTTGAAACTTCAGAAGAGTTTAGCATACAAATTGTCTGTGACTCTTTAAAAAATGCTCAATTAATAAATTTTAAAACTACAAAACCTAAAAATACCATACTAGTAGACGATTCAAAAAGTTTCCTTGATCAAATAAAAGAATATAAAGAGCTTTTTGATTTGAACATTATTAGCCAAGAAGAATTTAATAAAAAGAAAGCTGAATTATTAAATCTATAGAATAGATAATAATCTATTTTACTAAGAAATGCCTTTTAAGGCTTTTCTTTTTTTAATTAAAAAGAACATAAGTTCGTATTTTTAGTAAAAAAATACACAAAAGGAGTAGTTTTTATGTTAATCATAGATAATTCATTAAAAGAGATGGATTTTTGTACAAAAACTTCGGAATTTATAGGTTCTGAACAATTGAGGGTATTTGAAATAGACTTCGAATATACGATGTTCGCTTATTATTACGAGGATGGCATCCATTTGGCTATTGCTAGGAATGATGATGGTCCTCTTAATCAGACAGTGTGGAACAAATTAAAAGATGTTGGAGTTATCTACCCTGATATTTATTTTAACAATGATGATGCTATGTGGATTAACGAAGAAGGAAACACGATGCATGCATCACTTAAACATGAAAATAGGAGTCGATATTAATGTGGGTTCAAGAAACAAAAGATGGTAACTTTCAATATTTTGAGAGATATAAGGATCCATATACTCAAAACTATAAAACTAAATCAGTAAGACTTATCACTGACTCTTCTCAATCTAGAAAAAAAGCTCAAAAAATATTAGATAAAAAAATAGCAAAGGCTTTAGATGCAAAAGAACAACAATCAATCACTTTCCATGAAGTTTATGAAGAATGGTATAAAACTCATATCCGTTCTTTGCGCCCCTCTTCTATCGTTGTTTATGACTCTATAAAAAAACACGTACTAAATTATATAAAAAAAGATATATTGATTAACAGAATCGATACCAAGTTTCTCCAGAAATTTTTTAATCAATTAGAATTTTCAGATCAATATATATCTTCTTTTAAATCGACTTTAGGATTAGTCTTTAAGTATGCACACCTGATGGAGTACATTGATAAAAACCCGTTAGATAATGTTGTTTTAAATAAACGCACTAAAACATTTGCGGATATACAACGAATTAAAAATAAATTCCTTGAACAAAGCGAAGCTGAATCTCTTTTGAGCGAACTTTATAGAAGACCTTCTACTTATCGTTTAGCGAGATTAGCAGAATTTATGTATTTAACTGGAGTGCGATTCGGAGAAGCGGTCATACTTACTGAGAAAGATTTTGAACTAGAAAATAAGCTTGTTAAAATTACAGGTACCATAGACAGGACCAAAGGATATAAAAACGCAAAAAAAGGACCCACCAAAACAGCGAAGTCCATGAGAGATATTTCGATAACTTCCAGAACGTCCGAATTAGTGAAGCAATCTTTCGGAGAAAATCAATTAGCTAATTTAGATAATAAGCAGTTTTTGAAAGGAAAATATATTTTTGTTACAAAAAGTGGAACCCCAATTCAAAATAACTCTTTCAATATAGCTCTAAAACGAGCAGGAGAACGTGTTGGACTAGAAGACAAGGAATTATCCTCTCACATCTTCAGACACTCTCACGTCTCCTTATTGGCAGAGAAAAACATACCTTTGAAAGCAATCATGGATAGAGTTGGCCACGAGGATGCGGATATCACCAATCGTATTTATACCCACGTTACAAGCCAAATGAAAACCAACATCATTGATCAACTCGAATCGAACGGTTTGTAGAAAGCTATTTTTTTGCTATTTCTTAATTATTTTATCTCATAAAACAGCAAAAACCCTTGACGTATCAAGGGTTTTTAGTGCTGTATTATTTAACTGCGTCTTTAAGTGCTTTACCTGGTTTAAATGCAGGTACTTTACTTGCAGCGATTTGGATTTCTTCCCCTGTTTGAGGGTTACGACCTTTACGTGCAGCACGATCGCGCACTTCAAAGTTACCAAAACCAATAATTTGAACTTTTTCTCCTTCACTTAATGAAGTTTGAATTGATTCAAAAACAGCATCTACTGCTGAAGTTGCATCTTTTTTAGTAAGACCTGTTGAAGTTGCAACATTTTCGATTAATTCTGCTTTGTTAGCCAT